ACTAATTTAATACCCTTTTCAAACTTGGTAGGTTTCCAGAATGACCATCCTCTACCTTTAGCAGCATCACTACCACCAATAGTAGTAAATACGTTTGTTAGTGCCTTAATTAGCATTTGTGAATTTCTTTCAATCTTAGGTACAATTTTATCTAGATCTGAAATAGTGTAATATCCAGTGGCTTTACCTTCAGCATCGTATCCTTTAGCAAATTTTAAATTAGCCATATCTTGAACACCTGTTGCTAAATTCTTAAGAGGTAGTCCCATACCTTGTGCTAAATCAATACCTTTTTGTATTGTAGACTTTCCTCCCCACCAACTAGTTTTGGCGTTAGGCGAATTACCAATCGCGGCAAAAGTACCCGATAGCGCTGTTATCAAAGTTTTAGTGTTTGCTGTAACCGTCTTAGCGTGCTCTAAATTAAATGGCTGAAATCCTGTAGGTTCACCAGTTTCTGGATCAAAACCTGAAGGCATTTTAAGTAATGCCATGGCTTGTACACCCATTGCTAAACCTGTTAATGCTCCGCCCATACCCTGTACAGAAGAAATACCATCTGCAACTGGATTAGATTCACCTCCACCAAATATAGAAGCTAAAAGTCCTTTTTTACCACCGCCTGGTAATTTAATCTGTTGACCAGTTTCTGGATCTGTTATTGTAAGACCGTTACCTATCATAGCAAATGGAACTGCTAATGAACCGATCATGGTTACTGTATTTTCAATAACTGTTTTCCAAATATCTCCCGATAATGTTTCATATCCGGTAGCATTACCTTCTTTATCAAATCCTGTTGGGAATTTAAGACTAGCCATAGAAGAAACACCTTTAGCGATTCCAGTTAATGCAGCTCCCATACCATGTACAGAAGAAATACCCATAGCTACTGGATTACTACCACCTAGTCCGAAGAAACCACCTCCACCACCAGTGAATTTAATGTCTGTCATCTTCCCGGTCATTGGATCCTTAACAGAAAGTTTTCCACCGCCACCTATTAAATTAAAAGGAACTGCTAATGAACCAATCATAAATGCTATGTTCTCGGCTAATTTAGGTAAATCGGCTTTCTCAGCAATTACCTGGAATTTACTAATACCTGCTCCGATTGATATTAATGCAAGACCTGCAGTTAACATTGCAGCTGCACCAACTAATATACCTGCTGCACGCCATGGCCGCATACTAAATGCGTCGCCGATTGTATTTAGTAAGACAGATAAGTTTGATCCTTCACCAGAAGGTGCAGGTTCTAATAATTTTTTACTCTTATTTAATACTGCGCCCATTGCTGCGGTACCTCCAGCTATCGCTATCATAGCTACACCTGCAACTAACATCGCTGCTGCACCCGCTAAAATAAACGGAGCTGCTAAACCGAATAAACCAAATTCTATACCTAACATTGCTATTAAAGCTCCTATTTGGCCAATAAGTTCCCATCCTCCTTTTTCTAAAGGTTTGGCAATCATTCTTACTGCAAGAGCTATTAGTATAACAGAAACACCTGCTAATATCATTGCGATAGCACCTGATTGAATTAAACTAGCACCTAAACCTATGATCACAAAAGCCGCTGCGATTCCTGCTATAACTAGAAGTGGCATAAATGATTCAAGTGTCATTTTACCTGGTGGAATCAATGCGTTTAATATTATAAATGATAGCGCTACAACTATTATCGATAGTGAAGCCCATAATAAAGCTTTTGCACCCATTTTAATTGGTTTTGCCATTAATCCTATTACCATGAAAGTTCCACCAATAATAGCCAACATTTTAATAGCTGCCCATATTGTTTCCATATCTGGAATTAAATACTTAAATATTGCAAACGCCAATCCTAAACCAACGATAGCGATACCTGCCATGGCAATTGCCATAATACCTTCTCGCATGCTTTTATCAACGCCCATTTTATCTAGCATCCAGAACATTAATCCCATTACTAATATAATACCTAGTGCCCAGAAAGCTCCTTTCATTGCTTGTGGCATTATAAGTTGAACCAAGGCGAATGAAATTGCCATGGCTAATATACCAAGTCCAAGTAACATCATTCCTGTTCCAAATTCCTTTAATCTTTTACCATCTAATATACCTAGTACATCAAGTAGTTTTAAAGTTATACCTATTATACCCAACATTATTGCAACACCAATTGCACCTTTTATTGCAGGTCCTATAAATAAAGATATTAATGCTAATGATCCTGCGAAAACTAAAAGAGCTAAACCTACCTTTTTAAGTTGTGCAAGTGCTTTTAGTTTCTTTTTGTCTAGAATTTTGGCAACTAACATTACCGCACCAACTGTCATAAAGAGTGCTATCGCTATTAAAGGCGATGCCATTGCTGTTATTATTAAAAGTGGAATTGAAAGTGCCATATATCCTGCGAATGCGAATATAGACTTACCGACCTCACCTAGTTTTGCTAAAGCGCCAGCAATACCTTCCATTGCCTTAGCCTTTTTCTCACCGTCAGGTCCTAATTTGTTAAGTGCTTCTACTATGTAACCTAAACCTGTACCTATTGGTTTCAATGAAGGCGCCATGATTGCCATGGCCATAGCTTCTTTAATACTTGTCTTATTACCTCCACCACCGGATTTACCAGTAGCCATATCTTCTAATACAGTAACAAGAGCGTCTATTCTTGAATACAAATCTCCACCAACACTAACTGACGCTGCAGTTAATTTTGATGACTCATTGAGTTCTTCTATTGCTTTGCTTTGAGCGCCCATTCGATCAAAGGCACTTTTCATAAAATTTAAGTTCAAGTCTAGAGAAATATTTTTAAAGTATGAGGCGTACTGATCAATAGACCAGCACGCCGTCTCTCATACTATATATCTTTACAATTTCGGCATCTTAAAAGAAGGTGCTTTCATTGAAGGAACTTTGGGCATCTTAGGAGTAGATTGCGATCTCATAGATTGCGATTGTTTCTCCTGTTGTTCTGATTGTTCCGATGTTTGTTTATTCTTAGCTTTAATGTACTCTTGCAGATTTTGAACATAATACCAATATTCGTAGTAATACATTTCTTCAATCTCCGAGGGTTGCATTCTAAGATGTATACCCAGGTAGAACTTTGTCTTAAAGTAATTCTGCAGAGAGATCTGAAATAATGAAAAGACTTTTGATGCCACCTGGGAAGTCAAGAGGGGCCGTTGCGATCTCTCCTTCGAATTCCAGTTCAAGTGTTGTTTGTACACCTATTCTCATTTTTTCTGCCAATCTATAAACTATCATATATTTTCTGTCATCCCATCCTTTATAATCAACTTCTAATTGAAATATTTTAGGAAGAGATAATCCTCTCCAGTCAGATACAATATAAGGTAGAACTTGAATAAATGCTTTATCTAATTCTACTTCTTTTTCTTGTCTGTCTTGTAAATATGAAGTTACTTCTTCCATAACACCAATCGTTGGTGGCTTCATTCTGATTTCACCAGCAGATCTAGTTTGAATAATATAAATTCTTTCAGCAGAATTATAATATTTTTCAATTTCTGGCTCAATTACAGTAGGTACTAAGTTTTTAGTTGCTAATTCAATATCAACTGTCTTTCTACCTTTTTTAGTTCTACCTTTAAGGATCAACTTGTTTTCTGGTTCTGGAAAAGTTAAATCTCTAATACTTAAAAGAAGTACAATTCTGTCTTCTTCTAAAATATCTTTATAAGATAATCTTCTATCACCTGATATGATCTGTGCACATGATTCTACAATGGCATTTAACTTTTCTTCCATGTCGATATAGTTATTATCGTCCATAGTAGAGAAATGTCTGATCTCTGCAGCTTTTGCAGATCTAATCTTAATGATTGTATCAGCAGGATAGAATTTACCCTTTGAAGGTAAATTATCTAGGTTTTCAACATGCCATCCTAATAAATCATCAGAAGGTGCAGCTTTCGGGGGAGTAAATGATCCCATACTAACTTTACCTAGTCCTTGATCGGCGATGACAGCTTCCATATTAGAAACATCTTCAGATGATTCTGGAAGTGATGATCTGTTAATAGCGTCTTTCGACTCTAAAGCCCTTTTAGCCGCTTGTTCTTTTTTGTTGTTTTCGTCACTCATATTATTTGTCTTTTAGGTTTTTCAGTGTTTGTTTTAATATTGATTTTTGATCGGGTGTTTTATTAGCGAGTTCTATTTGAATTAAATCTCTGATCCAGGCACTTATTGAGACTGGTCTGGTTTCTGTATCTAAAGCCTCGTTTAAAATAACCCGATTAACCTCTCGTACTTCTGCTTCTGTTAAAAGCACTTGAAGCTTTTTGGTTAACTTGTTGTTATTCATAATATCTTGTTATGTTAATAATATAATATATTTTCTGTGCAAAATAAAAGGAGAAGATACAGAAGCATCCTCTCCTTTAAATTTATCTTAGTTTAGTTCTTCAGCCCAAACATCAGCTCTCCAAGTGATCTCTAATGTCTGTGGATCCGCAGTTTCATAGTTTAATTCTCCTGTGAAACCAACTCCAGAAGTAATGAAACAGTCATCAAGTGTTACCTTTCTGTAAATGTCTCCTTCTCTGTTGAATTGTACTATTACGATTGTTCCAACGTAATTCTTTTTAAGACCCAATTCACCAGTTTCTGGATTATATTGAGATCTGTACCATTGTCTTATAGTCTTATATAAGTACGCTTGGTTAGAATCGTTTAGGTTTAATGTAAAGTTAACCGTTACGTCGATCGCAGTACCATCAGGCATACCAGCAAATGATCTGGTAGCAAACTTGTACTTTTGTTCAACTGCAGCTACTTCCCTGTGTAGAGTATCTAGCCCTGAGATAGAGTTAATGTGCTGTAATAACATTCCTTGTCCTGTTACACCGTCTGGTGGCAGGATTGTTACTTCGAACAGGTTAGCCTGTACAGCTTCAAAATTTCTACCTTTCTTTTGAGTTTGATCCTCTGAATAATGTGGTAAAGCCATAATTTTTATCTTTGTTTATTTTATATATCTATGTTTCTTATGCAAAGTTACCAGTTGCGATCTCTCCTGTATTCAAGATTGTTACTCTCGATACTAAGATTTCTAGACCTTTAACCGGCTCAACGAAAGTATCTAATATACCCATGTTGTTGTCTATAACATCGTTAGTGTTGTTAGTTCCATCCATGATGTTTCTATAATCGTAAACACCTTGATCTTTCTTAACTGACTCCATAAAGTTATCTGCTAAAGTTTTAATTTCTAATCTAGTTTGAGCAGTATTAAACTCGAACAAGTAGTTCTTCAATATCTCAGCTAAACCATCTTCGATGTAGATCATTGCTTCTCTTACGTGTGCAGAAGATAATGCTGATTGAATTCCTTGTTGTGCAGTTTTGTTACCTTTAATTGTAAGACCAACACCTCTTTCGAATACGATTGGGTTATAACCAAATGGCTCAAGTACGTCTCTGTCATTCTTATCGAATGCAAATTCTAGACCTTGTACACCTGTACCACCTACAACACCTCTTCTAGGTCCTGCTATGATTGACCATGGTAATGCGCTTGTATACTTATCAATGTAGTTGTTAGATACGTAAGCAGCTGGTGGAATCACCAATACTTTACCGTTCTCCATTACATTTAAACCAGGACCATAATAGAATCCGTAGTTTGCTCCATTATTAATAGATGGAAGTGTATACAAAAACTCTGGACTTAAATCTAAGTTACCACCAGTTGCTACCGTGTTAACATCAAATGCTCCAGACTGAGTGTTTAAGAATGAAGGGTTTGTTGATTTCTTCAATTCTTTAACCATCGGTGCATTTAATATAGCTGATGCGTTTTGTCTTTCTTTACAAAGAAGAGTTAATTCTTCTTTGTTTAAGATAGTTGCATCTTCTAATGATCCGAATGTATCAACTACATATCTGAATGTAATGTTATCTTTATCAACTAAAGCATTACCTAAACCAGTACCTGGCTTAATTGCTGACATTAATTCTGCAATCTTCTTAGGCGTATGTGTTGCTCCATCTAATGGGAACATAGTGTAGTGTGCAGTAGACTCTTCGTATCTTTTAAGTACGTGTCCTGGTCTTACGTTACCAACATCTCTGTGTACTGTTAATTTATATTTAGTAACAGCTCCATCAACTTCTTTAACCTTTCTTAAGATTTTAGCTAATGCACCTGTACTAGTTGGCATATACATTCCAACTTTAACGTCTGACCAATCAAAACCTTCAGCACCTGTTTTAGAATAAACAATGTTACCTGCTAGTTGATCATCAAATGACCAACCTGAAGTTGCATCTGGTAAAAGAACTGCTCTATCGTTAGGATTAATTACAGATACATCAATATTAGATGTTGCTTTTCTAACAAAAGATTGTAAAGATGTTATTACTAAACCATCGTAGTCTGAAGAGAATGCCTCTCCACCTGCTGGTGTTATTTTAATTTGATCTCCGTCTACACCGTAAGATACATCTACACCTGCTATTGAAACGTATTCTCCATTAGAAGCACTTTCTAGGAAGTTATTTGCTAATGTAGCACCTTGTGTCCATGCGTTACTGTCAATGATTATTGCTCCATCGCCGTCTACTGACATGTTAGCCGCTACTGCCCATGATGATGGTGCAACGTTTAACGGATCACCGTCATATGATTCATGTGATTCTTTATCGAAACCACCAGCGTCTTCTGTTAATATTGTACAGTTACCTGCACCGTCATTTTCAACACCTGATATTCTTAGCCATTCACCGCTTACTGATGAGTTTAAGAATTTACCATCTACAATAAAAAGATCTGATAAATCCGTTGCTAATTTACCAGTAACTTTTAAGTTTCCGTCTGCGTTAACTTCAAGTACTGCGTTAATTGCAGTTGAAGTACCAGTTACTGTTTGATCAACTCTGTGAGAAAGTACTTGATAATCTTGGTAGATGTTAAAGTTTTTACCCACTAGGTCGATTCTTTCTAATGCTTCTTCATTAATTGCACAGAATAAACCAGTTCTTCTTGCTTCTAAGTTAATTAGAGTCTCAATGTATAATTGACGACCTTCGTTATCCATAAAGTCAGGAATAATTGATCCAGTGTATTGTGCTAATAAAGATACTTCTCTTAAAGCAGCAAACTTTGCAAGCTCACTTCTTTTAAGACCAGCCGTGTCAAACATCTCACCATAAGTTGGGTCGTTGTTTAATGTAGCTGCATCGAATTTACCTTTGAAGATCATTACGTCTACCATGTAATCTGATACGTATTCTAATTCTTCGATTCCTTCTGGAATGTTA